CCTATTCGTCATTAGTGATGGATAGAAGTTAAATCAGTTAGTATACCGCGTGCTCCATATTAACCTAGGATTTGGAAACGAATCCGAAATGCATGGTTAATTAAATCTATTAGAAAGACATTATTATCTTTCTTCTAGAGGAGACGGCAGGTGCTACAAACAAGAATTTAGTTCTCCCAGTTAATGGATAGGAACTAGACCATGGTTAAACACTCCCTGAAAAGGGGGCACTCAACCTGTATTCTCAAATGAATAATTTGGGCATATCTGAACAGTGGAAAATCCACTACCGAACTCTTTCGATGTTGCATTCGTAGAAATATATAAGTTGTGCTGACGGTGCTCCGTGGAACACGGGCTAGTTATGATGGCTAGCCCCCATGTTAAGACCTGAATTAAATTTCAGTTATACACAAATAAGTATATATCTCTGATGGGCCAAACACGAATTGTGAAAGGTGGATTACTCAGCAAGTTGACGGTTGGAGATCCGTGAGGATCGATAATAAGTCAACTCAACTGAATTGGTAAGTAAAGACCAACGCTCTTTTCGGAGCAACCTGCGGCCCCTTTACAGGGAAACCGAGGGGTAATGATTACAACTTTAAAATCTAAAATGAAAACACATCAAAAAGATACGTTAGCAATTAGAGCTTTCAGTTATAAATCTATACCTGGTATGTTCTTGAGAAATCAAGGACGACCTTTGGTGTCAATAATTCTAAAATTATTGATTCCCATTGGTGGTCGAATCACCCCAAGTTGAGTTAAAGTTACGGTATTAATATTGAGACAACTGAATGTTGTTGCACGCAACCAGGGACTTCCCGGCTTAGTTAAAAGCTTGAAAGTACACAGTGTGATTTTACAACAGTCATTAGCAGGCCATGTATTAGGTGATTTAACTCCCTTAGGTCCTAGAGTTTCTAGAACCAAAGGAGGAATTCCACGTCTGATACCTGTGTTGCATCGAAGAAGAATACGATTAGGAGATCCGTTAATAATCAAATATTATCTGACTATCTTTTCTCTATACCGGGATATTGTAATCCCAGGGAAAATGAAACTCTCTACGATCACCGACAAATTCAGTGGAGATGAAAGGATCTTTAAAAGACTCGGAAAATTTATTCCAAGTTTCAACAGACTTTTTGTTAAAAATCCATTGAATCCTCACCCGTATTCTGAACCTGCACACGCTGAATCGGTTTGAAATCCGAAAGAAGCATTTCCGTATGAATTATCCGGAACTGGGAGCCAGACAAGATATGTCCCGAACTCCAAGTTATTGTCGGAATCTTTACGAAAGGTTCCAAGAATTTTTGGTCAAGTAAAGGGCTTCAAGCCATTTCCAATTGCGAAATCAAGTCCCCTAACTAGAGGTGATGAGGTATCTACGCATCCGAGAGCTTTATTAAGATCTCTGGCGAGTTTAACTCACAACACACAGTTAGGTACAGACGCGATGACTATATTGACACGGGTTGACCCTTCTAAGAAATTCGCGAGATTTTGGTATAATAAGTTTTTTAAACTATACTCAAAGTCCGTATTTCCACTTGCCGATTATGATAGAAAATCCCCTTTGGGGAAACTTGGTGCAAAACTGGAAGCTGCAGGTAAACTGCGTCTATTTGCGATGGTCGATGCGATCACTCAGTGATTGCTTGAACCACTTCATCGATATTTGTTTTCTCTTTTGAGATTACATAAGATGGATGGAACGTTCGACCAACTAGCTCCGCTCTCACGGGCATGAAAGTCCAAAGCATTGTATAGCTTGGACCTCTCTGCCGCCACTGATCGATTACCCATTAAGTTGCAAGAAATGTTGTTAGCAAATTTGCTAAACGACAAAGACTTCGCTTCTGCTTGGGCTCGGTTACTGGTTAATCGTGATTATGCAGTCCCTCCAAAACGATCATATACAACTATCGGTAAAGAAGACAGAGATTGAAAATCAAAGTCAACTGAACCAAAGGTAGTAAGATACGCTGTTGGGCAACCAATGGGAGCTTTGAGCTCCTGGGCTATGTTAGCATTTACGCACCACTTTATTGTGCAGTGTGCCGCCTGAGAATGTCGGATTGTCCCAAGCACAGTTCTTTATGAAGACTATGCAATATTAGGAGACGACGTAGTAATATTTAATGAAAAGGTAGCAAAACGTTACCTGAAAATCATTAAAGCCCTAGGGGTGGAATGTAATATGTTTAAGTCAGTGATCAGTTTAATTCATAATAAATTGGTTGCGGAGTTTGCAAAGAAAACATTCCTTCGAGGTATAAATGTATCACCAGCTCCATTAAAGGAACTGTATTCAGCATTAACCTCCCTAGGTAATTTACGACAGTATTGTCGGGTATACAAACTCGACTTTAATGATATGATTAGGCTAACAGGTGCCGGTTATAAAGTTATGGGTGGTTTAAATAAACCTCTCCATAAACAGAATAATTTGGTCCGACTACTTCATATAGTTTCGTTCATTCCTACCTCGGTCGCCGACATGGCGGAATTCTATAAAAGACTTCATTACCGAGTAAAAATGTTGCACCTACATAACGTCCTGGACGCCTTCATTAAATCTTATTTCACAAGGTTTTACCTTAGAGTAATCAGATGTATTGAACTTTTAGAGAATTTGAGTGATGGGCATTATAACCAACCTGGAAATCTGGCTCCGTTTACGGGGCCTGATAAATTCAAGTGGAGAGAAATCGAAAGAGATCTCTATCATATTGCTTATCATGATTACTATCTAAAATCATTACACGACTTGAAAGAAATCAAGCGACAAATCGAAGATTTACAGTCAGCGAGCGTAATTGGTATATGAAGATTGTTTGGAATAACTTTAAAATTAGAAAGAGAGTTGAGTAGTATTTCTACTACTTTATTCTTCCCTAATAAAATCGATTCCACTCCGTCTCCAACTGCTAAGGAAGTTCGTTTCTGACGACAATTCTCGAGAGAATTGAAGACTATTCCTACTAAAACCTTAACTTCTAGCCAGCCATCGAAATTGGCAATGTCTGGGATTCATCCTTTGATGTTGCTTACTGTCCGGACCGCGGGAAGATGGGTGCTGCAGAATTGACCTAGAATTAGGTCAATCCTTAGACGTACCCCCCCAATAATCATGAGAAGAAAACCCTTAGGTTTATGAGCATTCTTAACATTAATGATAGTTAAATTGTTTTCAAAAACCTTTAAGGCATTACTTTCTATATTGATTATTATCATCCTCATAGTGGGGATGATATCACTTCCGGACACAGACTTTATATGAGAAGGTGATATTAATCACCATACATATAGAGCTATTATGGGATTTGCGAGATTTTATGCTGAAATGCATCTTGTCGATACAATTCCAACGCCAATCGCTACAAATCCGAGTCTATGGGAACTTTTAGTTTTCATATGTCTAGGATTCCTGTTGGGTACAGGTCTTCTGTGATATACTAACTTTGATGCCATTTCGTGAACGATCATGAACCGGTTAGATAATGTTTACGATGTAATTAGTGAACCGAATTCTTTCGGTATTTACGATTTCCATTGAAACATAATCGTGTTCTGATCGGATATAATCTGAAGAATTACCTGTGGAGTATGGGAGCAATTTTGATGAGATTTCTTATGAAATCCTATCGATTTATTTCTCTTACATTACTTCCCAGAATTATCTATCATCTTATATTCTTGACTTGTCCCTCTCATTTCCAATATTGGTCTAGGAGTGTTAACCCTAGCCCATGAGGTGAACGCAGAAGAAATCTATACCTTACTCCTATTAGGATTTATATAAATAAACCATTAGGAATGCGATAATAATAGATACGATGGTGCAACGGCTAGCTCTCTATATAAGACTTACCTACCTTGGATAGCGTAGGGGCGTTTGAGAGAATTAGCGGTGATTCGAAATCGTGTTGGATCTCGAAGATGCAAAGCATCCGACAGTACTCCAATACAAA